GCCAAATTGCCGGCCGCCCCCAAACCGGGCCGCCGCTTTACCGCGCGTTATCTGCGCGGTGACCGTTCGGGCGGTCTCAGCATGCGCAAGGCGATCACCCGGGACGCCAAGATCGATGTCCGTGAGGCCGCCGAACGTGCTGCGGCGCTCGCGGTCGATTTCATGCACAACAGCGGCTGGATCGCCGGTGCTGTCACGCAAATCCTGTGCGACACCATCGGCGATGAGCTTCGCCTAAACTGCCGCGCCAAGCTACAGGCCTTCGGGTATACCCCGAAGCAGGCCGCGAAATGGTGCCGCAACGTCGAGGAAGAATGGCGTCGCTGGGCCTGGAACCCGAAAGAATGCGACCTTGCCGGCAAGGCGACGATCGCCGACATGGCGGATGCGGAGCTTCGGTCGTTTCTTGGCTCCGGTGAGGCCTTCGCCATCCTCGACACCATGGATCTTGGCAAATGCCGCCGGCTTGGTTTGCAAACGCAGACCAAGGTTTCGTTGATCGCCTCGCATCGCTGCCCACGTGTCTCGCGGGAGACCGAAGGGCTCAACCAGGGCATCTTCGAGGACGAAGACGGACGCGCGATCGCCTATCGTTTCCGCGTGCGCGAAGGCGGTATCGATCGCGATCGCGACATCGATGCTCCCGATGTGATCCACATCATGGATCGTGGCGAGCACGTGAATTCGCCGCGCGGTATTTCCGTCATCGCGCCGGCGCTGAAGGTTCTTGCCCAGTCCGACCAGCTGGCCGACGCCACCTTGGCCCGGGCGCTGCTGCAGACGATCTTTGCAGCGACGATAAAGAGCCCGGAACCGAGCGACCAGGCGTTCCAGGCGCTCGAAACGCTCGGCGAAATCCGGCCGCCGGCAGGCTTCGACGAAACCGATGGCTCCTGGACGGAATTCATCGGCGGCTTGCAGCAGGACCTGCTCGAAGTCTGGCAAATGCGCATCGGTGCGCTGAAGGACAAGGGCATTTCGATGTCGGACGCGGCCCGGATCAATCATCTGGGTCCCGGCGAGACATTCGAGATGCATACCGCGTCGACGCCGGGCAGCGAGTATGTGGCGTTCTTCCAGAATCTGCTGCGCGAAATCGCCCGCTGCCTCGGCGTCACGTTCGAATCCCTCTCCATGGATCATTCGAACGCGACCTATTCGTCAGTGCTGATGTCGGTTGCCACCATCTGGCCCGTCGTCTTGCGCCGCCGCAACCGCATCGTCGTGCCGTTCCTGCAGGCGATCTATGAACGCTGGCTCGAGGAGATGATCGCCAAGGGGCGCATTCGCATCAAGGGTGGCGTCCAAGCCTTCGAGCGCGATCGCGAGAGCTTCTTCCAGGCCGAATGGAACGGTCCTGGTGCGCCGTCTGCGGACAATTATAAGACCGCCATGGCGGACAAGCTTGAGTTGGAGCTTGGCATTTCGACGTTCGAAGACATCTGCGCCCGTCGTGGCCGGAATGGCCAAGAGCAAATCGTGCAGCTCGGCCGCGAAATAGCGGAATTCGAGAAAGCCGGCGTGCCACATCCGTTCGGACGAACACAGGGTGGCGCGGGTCCGGAAGGTGCAGCGGCCGATGGGCGGCGAGATCCAGAAAAGGTTGCAGCATAATGGTCGACGAACCCGATCCGCTTGCCGTCGACTGGTGTGCCAGGGCGGTCAAGCTGCGCAAGGTCGAAGAAGCCCTGCTCATGGGCGAGATGGTCACCGAAAACCGGTTCGACCAGGACATGGTCCGTTACGCGAATGCCGGCCTTAACGAGGTCCGACGCGCGCTCGACGAGGCTATCCGCAAATGCCAGATCGCGCGCGGGATCACGCCGGCGCGCACCCGCTACGCAGTCTCCGGGCGCATGCGCCCCTACTGAGGACCCATACATGGCAGCTATCTTGCAGGACGGTGTGCTTCGGCTCACCGGTTCCGTCGGTGACTATTACTTTGACGACGGCTTCACGTCGTCTGACGTAGTCCTGGCGCTTGCGCAGGTCGACGATGCAGCAGACTTGCCTGTCCATCTGAACTCGCCTGGCGGCATCGCATCGGAAGGCGCGGCGATCCACGCCCTGCTGACCGCCCGGACCGGGCGCACCGACATTATCGTCGAAGGCATCGCGGCATCTGCCGCCTCGCTCATCGCCATGGCCGGGGCCACCGTCACCATGACGGCAGGCTCGGTCATGATGATCCACGATCCGGCCGGCATGACTTGGGGCAACTCGGCCGACCATAGCAAGACCATCGAAGCATTGGAGGCGCTGGCGACCGCCTATGCGCGCGTCTACGCCGCAAAATCCGGAAAGTCTGCGGAGGAATGCCGCCAGATCATGAAGGATGAGCGGTGGTTTTCCCCACAGGAGGCCGTTGACGCCGGCTTTGCCGACGAAACCACCGAGCAGGCCTCCCCCATGGCCGCTGCCTTCGACTACCGCCTTTTCGCCAAGGCTCCCAAGCGCCTCACCGCCCTGGCGAAGAAGCATAACTGGTCGATGTCGACCGCCAACCCGGCGCCCGCTGCGCCGCCCCTCCCAAAGGAAACGTCCATGAGTGACAAGGAACGCGCGGATCAGCTTGCCGCCGAAAATACCAAGCTGAAGGCTGACCTCGCCGCCGCCCAGGCGAGCGCCGAGACGGCGGTCAGCGAAGACCGCGAACGGCGCACCGCGATCATGTCGCTCGACGAGGCAAAGGGCCGCGAGCAGCTCGCCGAACATTTCTTCTCTACCGGCCTCACCGCCGATGCAGCCAAAACGGCGCTGGCTCTGGCACCGAAGGGCGCCGAGGAGCCGGAGTTCGTCGAGGATTTCCAGCCGCGCCGCATGCAGGCAAGCGGCCTCAATCGCGAGCAGAAGGCCGGTTCGGGTGGCAAGCAGCCGCCGCAGATGCGCGTCAACCTCGCAGCGGACATGAAGCGCCGCCACGGCGGAAAGTAAGGAGCCACAGACATGGACACCTTTGCATTGAAAACCGAGTCCGACGTCGTCAAGGACGAAGGCAAGAACCGCTTCTCGCGTGACGAGGACGTGCTGGCCTCGGGCTCGGGCGTCGTCGTCATCGGCACGGTTCTCGGCCGCGTCACCACGACCGGCAAATTCAAGCCGCTCGCCCCGGCCGCATCGGACGGCACGCAAACTGCTGCGGCCATCATCCTGCAGAACGCCGACGCAACCTCGGCCGACAAGATCGTCGTCAACCTGAAGCGCCGCGCCCAGGTCGTGCTTCAGGCGCTGGTCTGGCCGGTCGGCATCAACGCGACACAGCGCGCCGCCGCTCTCGCATCCCTCGAAGCCCAGGGCATCGTTGCCCGTAATGGAGTGTGATCCATGGCGACTGTCATCGACTACCTCAGCGCGCCGGAATTCGCACCCGACCAGCTGACCGAAAGCATCAACGTCCCCGAATATCGGACGGGTCGGCCAGCCCAGCTCGGCATTTTCACCGACGAACCGATTGCCACCACCTATGTGCGCATCGGCGTCACCGAAGACGAGATCACCATCATCCCCGCCCGCGAGCGCGGTGGTGAAAACAACCTCAACATGGGCGCCGATCGCCAGGCCGTCTATATCGGCATCCCGCATTTCCCGCTGGATGACGCGATCAAGCCGTCTGACCTGCAAAACATCCTCGCATGGGGCGAAGATCGTGTGTTCCAGACGCTCGGCGGCATCTACAATCAGAAGCTCGGCTCGATGCGCAACAAGCACGAGGCGACGTGGAATTTCCTCGATTGGGGCGCCTTGAACGGCCTGATCCTCGACGCCGAGGGCAAGGTGCTGGTCGATCTCTACAGCAAGTTCGACTTCACCCAGCACTCGATCAATTTCGCGCTCGACACCACCACGACCGATGTCGCCGCGAAGAACCGGGCCGCCAAGGCGTTGCTGCGCCGTGAGCTGCGCGGTGCTGCTTCGCGCGGCGCCGTGGTGCTCGCCGGCACGACCTTCTTCGACAAATACGTGTCGCATCAGAAGGTCCTGGACGCGCTCAAGGGTTATCCCGGCGCGACGGCAAACCCGGCGCGTGATGAAGTCGAGGACAGCTTCACCTTCGCCGGCATGCGCCTCGAGCGCATCGATGAAGAGTTCAAGGTGCGCCAGCCGGACGGGACCTTCATCACGAAGGAAGCCGTGGAGAATGATGAGGCAATCCTGGTGCCGCTCGGGACGGATTACTTCAAGCGCTACAACGCGCCGCCCGACACGATTGGCAACGCCAACACCGCGCCCAACCCTGACGACAAGATTTTCGTCTCCACCGAGGACTTGCCCCACGGCAAGGGGCAGGAAATCCACACCGAATCCAACCTTCTGCCGATCTGCACCCGTCCCCAGGTGATGATCAAGCTGACGGTCGGCAACTAAAAGGAGGTCGACATGTTTCGACGGTTCAAACGGCGCTTCGAATACAGGAACGATGATGGCCAGAAGGTCACCATCCCCCGCAATTGGGCTGGCGAGGTGACCGAGGAAGTCGCCGCGCTTGCCGACGCGGCTGACGCCACCTTGCGCGATCGCAAGAAAGCGGCGAAGGCCGACGATGGCGAGTCCAAGGTAAAACCCTTGGCGAAAATGACCAAGGATGAGTTGATCGCGGAAGCGGGCTTGCGCGGCATCACGATCGATCCTTCCAAGACGAAGGACGAAATCGTTTCGGCGATCGAAGCGGCCGCCTCGGCAGCAAGCTGACATGCCGGTATTCGAAAGCCGCGCCCAGATGCTGGCATCGACGGTCGCGGCTGTCGATGCCAGCCACGCCGAACCTGTCCGTCTGTCCTTCCTGAAGGGCGGGCAGGTCGATACGACCCGCGCTGCCGTCGACATCGATGCGGTGCTGAAGGTCGCCGATGGCAAGGAAACGAACATCGCGGGCGGTTTCGCCAGTTCCTGGCGCACGCGCCTGGCCGCCGGCAAGTCGCAGCTGTTCATAGACCGCGCCGCGTACATGGGACCGATGCCTCGGCAGGGAGACCGCGTGCGGGCGCTGTCTCGCTCTTCCAAGCCATGGTTTGAGGTCCTTCACGTCGACGATCGCGGAAATCTCCGCCTCGTCCTCGAACTCGGAGAAATCTGACATGAGCCTTGCACGCATCGCCCTGCGCACGGCCGCCGTCGAGGCGCTGAAGGGTCAGACGCTTGTTGGCGGCCATGTTCTCGACAGCCCGAACGGGGCGCTCGACATTGCCGCCGACGGTTCGTTTCGCACGGATGAAGATAGTCCCTTCATCAGCGTCTACACCGACATCGGCAAGGTCGAAAAAGTCACCGGCCGGGGTCTGATCGAAAACGGGCTTTGCGATATCGTCTTCGAGATGGCAGTCGCCAGCGCCATGACCGAGGTCGACGACAATACCGGTGTCAGCACCCTTGTCGGGATTGCGATCCCCGCGTCCGACCGCTCCTTCGAGCTGTTTCTCGACCTGGTGCAGCGTCAGATTTTCGATGCGCTGAATGATCCTGACAATGCCTGGGCCGAGATTTACCGGGGCCTGCACTACGGCGTGCGCAAGATCGATTATGCCGGCGCGCGCAACACGGAAGACGGCCAGCGTCTGGCTGGCCATCAAATCCGCCTCACGGTCGACCTGATCGACGATCCGGTCAAGGGTGAGGCGCTCGACCCGGCCAGCCCCTTCATGCGGTTCCTCGGCGCGCTCGATGCGTCCAGCGACCCGATCTATCAGACGCAGGCCTCGACCATGCGTTCGCTGCTGGCCGGGACCAATGAGACCTGGCAGGCCCTGCATCGCCGCAATGGCATGACGGCCGCCGAATTGCTGGCCTTGGGTCTCGGGCCCCTTGCGCAAGACGAGAACCGGTCCACGCCGCCCATGGCGGCCGGAACAATCGAAATCGATCAATCCGAACCGGTGACGGTGGCCTCATGATCGCGGAGTTTCTGGCGATGCGTCTCGATGTCGAGATGCTGAAAACCGCCTTCGGCAATTCGCTGAAGGTCGGCCCTGTCGAAGTCGTCGATGCCGAAAAGGGATATCGCCTGCGGCTGGGCGGGACGGACGCGGAACCCTTCCTGTCGCCGTTCTACCCGCATCCGGAGACCGGCAAGACGTCCATCCCGCTCAAGAAGGGACAGATCGTCGGCGTGATCAACCCGAGCGGCGACCCCCGGCAAGGCGTGATGTTTCGCGGCGGCTATTCCGACGAAAACGCCAGCCCCAATAGCGATATGGCTGCCAATGTCTTTGCCGACGCTGGTGTGCGCATCACCGTGGCGGCCGGCGCCCTGACCATCGAGGCGGATGGCGTGTCCGTCGTCATCAACGGGTCTGGCCTGTCGGTCTCGGGCGGGCGTGTCGAGCACGACGGCAAGAATATCGGATCCAGCCATGTCCATGGCGGGATCGTCCCTGGTGGTGGCCTTACACAGCCACCCGCCAATTAACAGGAGAGCGAACCATGACCAAGAATGCCTCCGCGGCAGACACCGGCGAGCCGAATACGGCTTCCATCGAATTCCGCATTAAGCCGGGCGTGGCCTGGATCAATGGCGGTGCCGTCGGCAACGCGAAAACGGTGAGTCTGACCTCGGCTGAAGCCGCTTATGATCTCGCGCTCGGCCGCATCTCGCCGGCAAGCAAGCCGGAGCCAGCCGAATGGAAAAGGTCAGGTGCGCCCGATGGCTGATTTCGATCGTCGCACCGGCAAGATAATCGACAATCTCGCGTCGACTTATCAGAGCGTCGAGATCATCCTCTCAACGCGGCTTTCCAGTCTCGTCATGCTCCGAGAATTTGGCTCGGGCGTATGGGAATTGCTTGGTCGGGCGATGACACCATCGCTGTTCGCGGCATGGCAACAGCTGATCGCGACGGCCATCGAACTTTGGGAGCCCCGCCTTGCTGTTCGCAGGATCATTTTGACCGGTTCGGTTGAGGAAATTCGCGCAGGTCGAGCAGGTCTTTCCATAGAAGCCGATTACCGGCCGCGTGGCCACCTTGGTGATTTTACGGTCGAACGCGTCATCGGGTTCGCACTTACTCCTGGGCAAGGCTTGATGGCCAACGCCTGATTGATGAGGCATGAGATGGTTGTCGTAACAGCAGCGTGGCGTTTCGAGGCGCCTGAATTATTGGAGCTTGGCTCCCCTCCGACTATCGCCGTCAAGCCATACCAAACTCTGCTCGATCAAACACTCACCCGGCTTGCGGAAGAATTTGTTGCGGCCGGTATCGATTGGGATGTCGGCCGTCTCAATGCCAACCCCGGGTCGATCCTAAGTCGCGTTGCGGCCTATCGTGACCGCCTGCGCCTTCAGGCGATCGATGATGCCGTCGCCGAAACATATCTTGGGTCGGCGTCCGAGCTGCTCGACTGGAGGGCGGCAGATTACGGCGTAACGCGTCGCGTGGTGCAGCTTGCCAATCCACTGACCAATACGCCGGAGATCCTCGAAGACGACGACAGCCTGCGTTTGCGGGCGCGTCTCGCCTGGGAAGCGCTGTCCGTCGCCGGGCCGCAGGGCGGATATGTGTTTCACGCGCTTGATGCGCATCCTGGTGTCTATGACGCGATCGCCATCGGGCCGGAAAGCGGTATCGTTCAACCCGGTGAAGTCCTGGTCGTGTTGCAGGGCAGGGAGGGCTATGGCGTACCATCCGATGGCATCGTCGATGTCATTGCGGCACGTCTTGATGCATATGAAGTCATTTACTCAAGCGGCGCATCTGTTGTGCGGCCGGTGCGTGACGATCAGTCGGTGCGTCCGCTTGGTGCCCGCGTGACCATCGCAGCGGCCCGCCCCCTTCTCTACACGACGACTGCGACGCTGTATGTCAGCAGCTACACCGACGCCGAAGCTATCCGACTTGAGGCGATCGCCAAGCTGAAAGCCTATCAGGAGAAAATGCGCCGCATCTGGCGGCGTGTTTCGAAAGAAGGTCGACAAGCGGCCTTGAGCCTTGTTGGCACGGACGGCCTGCCTGTGATCGACGAAGCCGACGTCGATGAAGACGATGTGCAGCCGTCGCACTTGGAAATCCCTGTCGGCGAGGAGCCGGTCGTTACGGTCGTGGTGCGCTGATGGACTGGACCGCAACGTTTGAGCCGCAATGGGTCATATCGCTGGCGCCGCGTGGCTCGTCGACGCCATGGGAAACGGCTCTCGATCTTGTTGATGCTGAGCTTGCGGCGCGCGATCCGGTCGGCCTGATCGCCGCGTCGCGGTCGGTCGCGGACGTGCCGCTGGCGTGGCTGCCATATCTCGCCGAAGAGCGCTCGGTCGACGAGTTCTCGTCGGCGTGGCCGGAAGAGCGACAGCGTGCAGTCACCGCCGCCAGCTTTGCGGTTCACCGCGTTAAGGGCACGCGCGCGGCCATTGATCGAGCGCTTGCTCCCATGGGCTATTCGGCCAAGGTGGTCGAATGGTTCGAAACGACACCACGTCGGCAGGCCTATACCTTCCGCCTGTCGGTGACGATCGATGCTGCCCGCGAATGGCTGCTGGGCGACCATGCCGCTTTGGTGCGTGCGGCGAACAAGGCGAAGAACGCTCACACCAAACTGACCGGTATTGATGTGCGACGTGCCGCCGGCCCGGCTGCGGTCTACTTTGGCGGCAAAACCCGCATGCGCATCTCGATACGCATCGGTCCGCCGACTGAAGTTGCCGAAGTGCGCACGGCCAGCACGACATTTGTCGGCGCCGCGATCCGCCAAAGGATCGTGATGCGCATTGGCCCCAGACTTTAAGGAACCACGATGGCAAGCTTTTATGCAATCCCGACCCTTGCGGGTCAGGCAGCGATTACGGCTGCCCTGCTGCCAGGTGCCGACCCAATCGAGCTTTCACAGTTCGTCGTCGGCGATGGCAACGGCAACTATGTCACGCCGCTCGAAACCCAAACCCAACTTGTCAACCAAAAAGCTGCTGTGCCGATCGCCGCCATCAACCGCGTCGATAACGTTCTCAAGATCGACGGCATCTTTGACGAAACCGTGGGTGGCTTCACCATCCGCGAGACAGGCATTCTCGACAGTTCCGGTGTCCTGCTGTTTGTTGGCGTGGTCGCCGCTACGCAGAAAACCTCGACATCTGAGGGTACCGAGCAGTCAATCACGCTCGGCATGGACATTCTCGTTTCCGACACGGCGAATATCACGCTGGTGATCGAGGGCACGAGCTACGCGACCCACAACTACGTCAACACCCAGATTGCCGCGCTGCGCACTACGATTGGAATGCCGCTGCGGGTTTACAATCTCGCGGTCAAGAGTGTGACGCTAAAAGACCCGCCGTCTTCGCCGACGCCTGGCGACGCCTACATCGTGCCGGTCGACGCGACCGGCGCATGGGCCGGCCAGACCGGCAAGCTGACGCAATATGTCAGCGCCAGCGTCGGCTGGATTTTCGTGGCGCCGCCGGTGGCCCATCAGGTCAGCGATGAGGCAACGGGGCTGACCTATCAGCGGGCGAGCGATGGAAAGTACAATGTGGTTGTCCCGGCTTATCTGGGCACTGCGCGCGCGTACCTGCATGAAGAGGTCGTCGGCGGGGTCCGCGGACGTGGCTGGTCTAACCCGCGCGTCCTGACGGACCTCACGGCAATGACGCTGACCGGCGCCATCCAGCTTCCGACCTTCAATCCGGCGACTGGATTACCCGGCAAGGCGACCGTCAACGATATCGCGGCTGCTGTCGCGATATCTGACTATATCCACTCCGAAATGTTCTTCCTGGGAGATGCCTGATGGCGCGCACACCAAGCCCTATGTCAATTGCGACTACTTTGGCGGACGGCGACACGATCAGTGTGCCGGGCGACAAGGTTTTCGTCGCAAAGATTAGCGTCAGCCATGTCGGCACATCCGGATATGAAACCGTCTTGGTCAACGGCGTTGGCGCATACAACACATCAGGCAACGTCCTGAACGCGACAGCCGTTTTTCCACCCGGCACAACGATTAAAGCGAGAAAGCTGACGGCAGCCCAGAGTTCGTGCTCCGTCACCGGTTTCCTCTACAGTCTCACCTAAGGAGCGGCCATGGCCAGCACAGAAGCGGCGCGCGCTGAAGCGTTTGCCAGCCAGGCGGATCGGTCGCGCGCCAATGCCGAGACGTTCGCCCGTCAGGCGATCGAAACGGCGAAGATCATCCGCGACACCAAGGCGCTGATCGACCGCGCGCTCGATACGCTGGCGATCTCGCATCGTTGGGTCGGCACGCAACTCGAAATTCTTGCCCCGGATGGAGAATGGGTCACCGGCCCTGACCTTCGCGGCGAGCGCGGCTACGGCGTCACCGGCGCGGAGGTCGATGGTAGCTATCACCTGATCCTCACCTATGGTGACGGGACCACGCAGGACGTTGGCGACATCCGCGGCCCTCAAGGTGTTGCCGCAACGGTAGCGGTCGGCACTGTAACGACCCTTGCGGCTGGGTCACCTGCCACGGTCACCAACGTCGGAACCGCCCAAGACGCGATCTTGAATTTCGGCATTCCGCAAGGGCCTGTCGGGACAGGCAATGTCAACGGCCCGGTGTCGAGCATTGCGGATCGTCTTGCCGTCTTCAACGGCACGACGGGCAAGATCATCAAGGATGGTGGCTATCTCGTCTCCGATCTTCTCAATCGCGCCAATCACACCGGCACGCAGGCGCAATCGACCGTCACAAACCTGACGACCGACCTTGCGGCACGGCTGCTGCTGTCGGGCGGCACGATGACCGGCGCGTTGACGCTCTTCGCCGATCCGTCGCTCGCCATGCATGCCGCGACGAAGCAGTATGTCGACGGTCTTTTGATCGGCATGGGCAAGCGTGGTCGGGTGCGGGCGGCTACGACCGCGAACATCACGATCTCGACCGGCCTCGTCGCCGGACAGGTGATCGATGGGGTGACCCTTGTGAATGGCGATCTCGTGTTGGTGAAGAACCAGACGACCGCCAGCCAGAATGGCATCTACGTCGTTTCCGCCTCTCCGGCGCGTTCAAGCGAATTCGATACCTGGGCAGAGTTCCCCGGCGCCCTGTTCGGGGTTGCCGAAGGCACGACGAACGACAACACGCTGTGGTTCTGCACGAGCAACGACGGAGGCACTCTCGGCACGACCGCGATTGCGTTCACGAAGTTTATGGTTGCCGGCGAATTGCTGGCAGCGAATAACCTCTCCGATGTTGCCAATGCTGCAACGGCGAGGGCCAATCTAGGCTTAGCAATCGGCACCAACGTTCAGGCGTTCAATGCGCTTCTGGCGGCCATCGCGGCACTTACCCCGGCAGCCGGGTATGGAATTGTTGGCGACGGATCGACTTGGACGACGCAATTGCTTCCTACAGGCGTTGCGTGCTTCGCCGCCTTACGTGTCAACTCTGACGGAACGGTAGCCCTGACACTTGGGGGTGGCGTAACTGTCACGAAGGGGGGCACCGGCGGTTACACAAAAAACCCCCCAGGGAAATCGGACGTCGTCGCGGGTGCCCCCACGCCAACCCACGGCCCCGTAAGAGGGGGGACGTCCCGGACAAAGACGACAGTCAACACCCACACGCCGCCCGGAACAGGCGCCCACACCGCTTTCACCACCCCCCTCTTCGGATAACGCCCCTGTCTATTTCCTTCCCCCC